TGTTGCCCAGCGTATCACGATGGCGCAGACGCAACTGCAACTGGCTCAAAGCGCACCGCAGATGCACAACATGTATGAGGCCTACCGCCGCATGTATGAAGCCATTGGTGTGCGGGATATCGATCAGATTTTGAACACACAGAACGTGGACAAGCCAAAGGATCCTGCAAGCGAGAACGCACAGGCGCTGGATGGCTCACCACTGAAGGCTTTTGCTGGTCAGCAGCACGATGCGCACATCATGGCGCACATTATGTTTGGCATGAGCCCGATGATGCAGTCGATGCCCAATGTGGCAATCAATTTGCAGAAGCACATCTTTGAGCACATCCGTTTGAAGGCGGAAGAAGAGGTGGAAGCCGAGTTGTTCCGTCAATACGGCACTGATCCTGAGGGCTTGGTGTCTGCTTTGCAGCGTGAAGCGATGGTTGCGATGAAGGTTGCACAGGGCTATCAGGAAGTTAAGAAGCTTCAGACGGATATGTCGGGCCCACAGGAGGATCCGTTGGTCAAATTGAAGGAAAAAGAGCTTGAACAAGGCGCCCAACGCGACCAAGCCAAGGCTCAGATCGAGCAGGCGCGCTTAAATGTGGACCAACAGCGCTTGGGCCTTGATCAGCAGAAAGAACAGTCTGATGTTCAGTTTGATCAAGCTCGATTAGCACTGCAACAACAGGTTGCTGCGCAGAAAAATTCGCAAGATGCAATTAAAAATGCCCAACTAGGAGCAAAAAATGCAAGCCAAAGTAACAAAAACCGCTAAAAAAGCGCCCAAGGAGATGTCCGGGGCGCCAAAAAAGGTAAAAACACCACAAAATGACCCACGTGTCACGTATGTTTATCGCAAAGATGCATTTAAGAAGGTAAAAATAGCGTAAATCTGTGCATAATATGCACGTAACCTTCGGACAGGGGTCTATCTGTCTGCTTCATTGGAGTTATCCATGCTTGAATTTGCAGAGAAAGTCATATTTGCCATTCGCAGGCTTGAAAACGAAACTAAAGACTTCGTTAGCAGCGGCAATGTCAAATCGATGGAGCAGTACAAACATTTGATGGGCCGGTTAGAGGGTTATGCGTTTGTTCAGGAAGCCATACAGGATGTCTTGAGCAAGAACTCTGATCTATAAAGGACCAAACAGATGGAAATGACTGCATTAGAGAAGCGTTGGGCGGAGGCCGCGGTGGAAAAAGCTGCCGCTGAGGTCGCTGCTGCGGAGGCTGCTGCTGTAGAAGAAGCAGAAGAAGAGCAACGCATGGAAAACATCAGGGAACACCTTCCACAGCCGACAGGTTGGCGGATTGTTGTTTTGCCCTATAGAGGCGCTAAGAAAACCAAGGGCGGGATTGAACTTCCTGAGCAAGCCTTGGAACGACAGCAACTCACTACCACTTGCGCATACGTTTTGGCCGTTGGCCCACTTGCTTACAAAGACACCGACAAGTTTCCGGACGGTCCTTGGTGTAAAGAAGGCGATTGGATCGTTTTTGGCCGCTACGCAGGCGCACGTATGGGCATTGATGGCGGAGAGATCCGCATTCTCAATGATGACGAAATTCTGGCCCGTGTTAAGGACCCAGAAGACATTCTGCACATGTAAGGAAGCATATGACACAAGTGATGAACGATTCGCAGCTTGAGTTTGACCTTGGGGAAGATGAAAAAGCCACGGATGTGAGCTTTGATAGACCCGAAGGCGACGAGAGTCCTGCCGCACCTGAGCCAGAGGCTAAGATATTCCAAAAGCCTGAGCAAGACGCAGCGCCTAAGAATGAATTGGATGAGATTAGCGAAGGGGTACAGAAACGTATCTCTAAACTGACCGCCCGCATGCGTGAAGCCGAGCGCCGTGAGCAGGCAGCCTTGGAATATGCCAAGGGTTTGCAGAACCAGACACAAACGTTGCAGCAAAAGCTTGTGCAAACGGATTACAGCCGTTTGAATGAGGCTAAGACACGTTTGGAGACACAGCAAACACAGCTTCGTCAGATCATTGCCAAGGCACGTGAAGAAAACGACATCAACACTGAGTTGGAAGCGCAAGAGCGCTTGTCTGATTTAGTTGGCGAGCAGCGTCAAGTTGCAGGTTGGTTGCAAGCACAGCAAGTGGCTGCGCAACAACAACAGTATCAGCAGGCTCAACAGCCTGTGCAACAAGTACAGCAGCCACGCCCTCAGCCTAACCCTCAAGCAGAGGAGTGGGCAGAGAAGAATCCTTGGTTTGGACAAGACCGAGTTATGACTTATGCTGCTTGGGGCATACATCAAACACTTGTTGAACAAGAAGGTGTTGACCCTAACTCAGAGGAGTACTATACTGAACTCGATAGACGTGTCCGGAGTACATTTCCAGACAAGTTTAAAGACCAATCCAGACAACAGCGTTCCGCGCCTGCTGTTGCACCTGCTGCCCGTAGTTCGGGAATAAATAGTGCGCGCCGTACTGTCCGGCTTTCGCCGAGTCAGGTTGCTATTGCAAAAAAACTGGGCGTTCCTCTTGAGGAATATGCCAAGTATGTGAAGGAGTGAGAACATGAGCGAAATGAAAATTGATCGTGCCAGCCGCAGTGCGGATACCCGTGCCAAAGCTGAACGCCGCAAACCATGGACTCCGCCGTCACGTCTTGACACGCCTCCTGCCCCTGATGGCTATGAGTACCGTTGGATTCGTGCTGAAGTCAATGGTTTCGCCGATAAGCAAAACGTCTATTCCAAGTTGCGCGAAGGTTATGAGCTCGTTCGAATGGAAGATGTGCCGGAAGAGTATCACCATATTCTTCCGACGATGGACGATGGCAAACATGCCGGAGTCATTGCTGTCGGAGGTCTCTTGCTTGCCAAGATTCCCAAGGAAACCATTAGTGAGCGCAACGAGTACTTCCGCCGTAAGGCTCAGGAACAGTTGATGGCAGTGGACAACGAGATGATGCGTGAGAACGCTCACTCTACAATGCGAATCCAATCTCCCGAGCGGAGTTCGCGCACAACTTTCCGCCAGCCAACCTAAGGACGGCTGGTTCTGTCCCAACTTAGCAGGAGCTAACAAATGGCAAACGTCAACAAGCCTTTTGGTCTGCGTCCCTCTGGTAACTTGTCCGCTACTGGTGCCCAAAAACAATACGGGTATCAGATTGCTGACAACCAGTCCGGCGCGATCTATCAAGGTGACTTGGTCGTCGTATATGACGGCTACATCATCAAGTACGATGCATCCACGCATGGTGCCCCCACGGGCGTCTTCAACGGCTGCCAGTACGACGATCCCACCCGTGCAAACAAGCCCACTTGGAAAAACTACTACCCCGGTAGCATCAACATTACTCAAGGCATCATCGCCTGTGAAGTGTTGGACGATCCGAGCCAGTTGTTCCTCGTCCAAGCTGATGGCGATGTCACCCAAGCCAACATTGGCAAGAACGCTGATCCCACGGCCTCTACCACTGGCAGCACCACCTCTGGTGTCTCCAATGGTTCGCTGTCGTCTGCGTCTATCGCCAAGACGGCTGCGCTGACCTTCAAGATCGTGGGTCTGTACGAGTCGCCCGACAATGCTCTGGGCAACTATGCAGTTCTCGTTGTCAAACTCAATCAACATCAATACGGCAGTGTTGGCGTTGCAGCTGATGGAGCTTAATCATGGCTATTACACGTTCACAACTCGTTAAAGAGCTGGAGCCCGGCCTGAACGCTTTGTTCGGCTTGGAGTACAAGCGCTACGAAAACGAGCACGAAGAGATTTTCTCTATCGAGACCTCTGATCGTGCGTTCGAAGAAGAAGTCATGTTGACTGGCTTCGGTTCCGCCCCGGTGAAGACCGAAGGTGCTGGCGTGGCATACGATACCGCTCTGGAATCGTTCACCGCTCGCTACACCCACGAAACCATTGCCATGGCGTTCGCGCTGACCGAAGAAGCCGTTGAGGACAACCTCTACGACCGCCTGTCGGCTCGCTACACCAAGGCTCTGGCTCGCTCCATGGCGAACACCAAGCAAGTCAAGGGCGCTTCGGTGCTGAACAACGCTTTCACTGGCGGCGCTTACGCTGGCGGTGACGGTGTTGCTCTGTGCTCTACCGCTCACCCGACCGCTTTGGGCCCTGACTTCTCCAACCGTCCCACTGTTGCTGCTGACCTGAACGAGACCTCTCTCGAGCAGGGCATCATTGACATTGCGGCGTTCACGGACGAACGTGGCCTGAAGGTCGCTTTGACCGCCCGCAAGATGATCGTTCCTAAGGAACTGCAGTTCACCGCTGAGCGACTGATGAAGTCTACTCTGCGCACTTCAACCGCAGACAACGACATCAACGCGATCAAGTCGATGGGTTTGATCCCCGAAGGCTACGCTGTCAACCACTTCCTGACCGACACCAACGCATGGTTCCTGATTACCGATGCGCCCAACGGTCTGAAGATGTTCCAGCGTTCGCCCATCCGCACCGCCTTCGAAGGCGACTTCGACACCGGCAACGTGCGCTACAAGGCCCGCGAGCGTTATTCGTTCGGCTGGTCTGACCCCCGTGGCATCTACGGTTCCCCCGGAGCCTGATGAAACTGAAAAGGGCCCCTTGTGGGCCCTTTTCTTTTGGGGTATATTGCAGACATTCCGGGGTTTTCCGGCGCTTCTGACAGGTCCCGGCCTGACGACATGCAGACAGAGCGCCTCCAACACTCGCATGTGAGGATCAAATGGCAACTACCACTTTCACCGGACC